AGGCCTAACTCTTTAGGTAATCTAACTGGAAAAGAAATGACTGTATCTTTAATTGGATTAGGTGTACGTAGGTAAGTAAATTTAAGTTTCTCACCTTCTTGAATGACCTGATACTTAGTTGTCAACCCATTATCTTTCAAAAGTTTATTATAAAGAATTGCACCCTTCACATGAATAGGTGTGCCTTTTTTATATAGTGTAACAGAATCAGAGTACTCACGCAAGCCATTTAAACCACGTGGAAAAGAAATATCTTCAGCAGGTAATGTTTTAAATTCTTCCTTAAATTCCGAAATAAATTTTTGTACATCATCTTGTGTGCCGTTCATGATGATCTTGATTAGTTCCCACATCTTCTCACGTACCGCAGATGGTGTTGAAGATTTAACCATCTCTAAACCCATAACTTTGATTTTAGGTTCTTTGTATTGAACACCTTCATTGTTATGTACGTTTAGAATGTAACGTTTCTTGGCAGTCCAGATACCTTTATCTGATAATGCCTCACGTTTCATTTGCATTTTTTGGTCGTATGCGTGGACATAATCAGCAAGTTCTTTATAACTCTTATCAATAAATGGTTGAATCTTCTCCTCACATACCTTATCCATGAATTGGATGACCTTAGATGTGTCTTGTGTTTTTGATTCACCAAACACACTTTGTACCAACCCACCAAGATTGAGATATATCGAATCCGTATCTGAAGCAATAACATAATCTGTATCCGTCTTTAATATTTTATTTACATATTGATTTAGTTTGGCTTCAATCCAACGAATCGATAACTGACCTGCACTAGTAACAGCAAGTGCTTGCCTCAAATCATAGAATCTAAAGAACTGTGAACCCAATGCACCGTAAGCGGAGTTTAATGAAACTTTCTTAGCAAGTTGTAGGTTATCATAACGAGCAATTCTCTTCGATAATCTTTCTTTCTCTTCTTTAGTTGTTGCCTTTTCATACTCTTGTTTCGCCTGAATCATCATCTTCTTATACTTCTTACGATCTTCATACATAGACTCCATCATTCCAGGAAGAAAACCTTGTTTATCTGTTCTGAAATATTGTCCATTAGGTGTTAGTGTTACATTGCTGAGTTTAGAAGTATCTACCTGTTTAGTCAACAAGTTATCAACCGTAACACCTTGCATGATAATATTACGCATATCATCTGTGTACTCATAGGGTTCAACCAACGTCTCTGGAGAGATATTGTATTGCATGAGTAGATGTGGATATAGACTGTTCAAGTCAAACGAAGCAACCCAATCGTGTTTGCCAACTTGAGGTTCTTTTACATAAGCACCTTCAAAGGCTGAACTTTTTTGTTGAATGCTTTTCTGCGGAACAACAATACCTTTCGATAATAAATGGCAATAGATAAGAGAATCCCACATACGAGTTTGAGCAAAGATATCTTCATAGTTTGTTTTAGTATCATAGGCAAGAGTTAAGCCAAGTTCTAGTAGTTTAAGTTTCTCTTCTAGTTTAATAATCAAGTCAACGTCTTTGATGTTATACTCGATAAACTTTTGATAGTTCAATCGATACAGTTGATGTAAGTTATCATACTCATCAAACGACAATTTACTTTCACCAAGTTCAACGTTAGCAATATTATCCAACTTATAAGACTCTTGTGACTTACCACCTGGTGCGTACCATTTGTATAGTTCGATATAATCAAGACACGCTATGCCGTAAATAGAATAAGAATGTAACTGTCTTCCCATTTTAGTTTCAGTCTTAGCATAGATGTAATTCCATGGAGAAAGTTTCTTTGCAAAGTCTTCACCCATAACTTTATTGATTCGATTAATCAAATAAGGAATATCAAAGAACTCTACATTCCAGCCTGTGATTACATCGGGAAAGTTATCACGCCAATCATCAATAAAGTTTTTACATAAATCATATTCATCTTTACATTTGATATATGTAACATCATCATTAGTGTTATTGAAATCACCACAACCATATACAGTCATACCACCATTCAATTGACGTATTGCAATTGCTGTGATGGGTTCAGATGCACGTTGCGGATCAGGAAAGCCATTCTCAGAACCAACTTCAATATCGATTACTGCAATTGATAGATGTGAAATATCCCAATCAATATCGGTAGGATGTTCGTCAGCAATAAATGAATATTGAAATCTTTCTTGGCCATAGATTTTGAAATTATCTACACCTTCATACTTCTTAAAGAAGTCTTTGGCTGCTCTCATACCCTCAAACTTCATAGGTTCGAGATAATCGCCTTGTAGATTTGTAAACTTGGTAACTTTCTTGGAAGGCAAAAACAAAGTCGGCGCATACTTTATTTCTAAGTTAATGCGCCGACCATCTTTAACTCCACGATATAAAACTTTGTCACCGTAGATTTGGATGTTTGTATAATATTGATTAGTCATTCATTAGATTTTCATTCCAGCGGGGGCAATTTCAATACCAGAACCAAAGATTCTGTTGTATTGATTCTCTAATTCTAACATAGGTGTTGTAATTGTCAATACATCTATTGATTGAAATTTTATACCTGTGCCGAATTCTAAACAGTATTCTAGAAAAGGAGAGAATGCAATACCACCAGTATCGCCTGCGGTCTTTGGTGGCACATTAACAACTTGTACAGGTTGTTTAACCATAACTGTACCAGCAGATTCAGTTACATCACCAATTACTGTATGATTAGTTTTGAATGTGATTAGTTTAATGGGCATTTGACACCTCATAAGAAGCATCTAATACACCCAATGTTACCCACTTTTTAGGGAACAACATCTCACGACCGGCAAAGTCTTTCATATTATAATTAGGATCATCAACCAATCCTAACACCTCAACTTGTTTATCAAAATCTCTATAAAAGAGATCGTATGAATAGGCAGAAGGAAACTTGTTCACTTCTGCCAATTGTTTTGCCATTTTATACATACTCATTATTTACCTCACTGTTAATAAAAAATTACAATACTTTCAGATTGTGTTCAAAATGTGATTTACGATCTTCAAGGCCTATGGTACCACCATTAATTCGTTTTGTCAAGGTCAGTATGTCCTTTTTATCCGCAATTTCATTCAATTTGTTTTTGTTCCAGAACCAACATGCCGATTCAATAGCACCGTCAAGTGTCTCACAATAGGCAACTGCTTCATCTATTGTTTTACCGATTGAAGTTGCAAATGCGGTATAATTATCTTTACCTGTCAATTGAATTGCACCACGACCACGATACTTGTAACCATCACCAGACTTTTCATCACCGTTACCCATACGTGATGCATAAACTTTATTAGCAATCATTTCAGGTTTACGTTCGTACTTGAGTGCTGTTGCTTCATCCGGAAAGTATTTCTTAAATGTACCCATCAAACCTTTTGCACCGTAGTTTAGGTTTTCTTTCAATACAGTGAAATCTAAAGACTCGTGGCCACATTGTGCTAAGAAAGCTGCAACTCTTTCTTTGGTGGTTATATCATACTTTGGTAATACTTTTGAAAAAGATTCAAATAACTTATCTGTCTCTTTGTTTCGACCTAAACATTGTTTAAGTTTTGCTGCGGTAAATTCGAAGTTGAATGACATTCTCTACTCTCCTTTGTTATATTTGTAAGGTATATACTACCATCACGAACATCATATTCAAGTTTGTCACCAACTTCCCATCCTAACTCTTCAACCAATTCTTGTGGTAAGTCTAATATCCCATCGCCATTTTCCAATATGGCACTTACCTTTGTTATATGAACTTTAGTTTTTGACATGATAAATTCTCACTTTACATTTCTGTAAAAAATTAATACCATCATCGTTTTTATATTCGTGTTCATATATAACTTCTGCAATTCCTGCCTGATATATCATCTTTGCACATTCTAAACATGGTGCATGTGTAACAAATAAAGAAGCACCTTCAGATGAATTTGTTGAACGTGCTACTTTTGCTAATGCATTTGATTCAGCATGTAATACTTCAGGTCTTGTTTTTAATCTATATCTTCTGCCATCTTTTCCTGTTAATGGCCATTGATTTTCAATTTCAGGTGGATCAATCCAACCGCCTGCTTCTAAAGGAAAATATTCTTTAGTTTCGCATGTATTATTCCAATCAACAGGCATTCCATTGTAACCAATACCAATGATAGTATTGTTCTTTACGATTACACAACCTACTTGTAATCGTTTGTCACTTGAAAGTTCTGCATAAACACTTGCAGCTTTCATATGTGCCTTAACATACTTACTCTTCATCAACAGTGACATTTTTCTTCTTACTTTCTTTTCTTACGATTTTGGATTCTACTTCAGCTTTAATCATAGATTGTTTGTAGAAAGACTTATGGTCAGAGTCTTGAATTGTTGCTAAAACTCGTTTGACTGTTTTAGGCATTTTAAAAGCGGAGTTTGTTTTCATAATATACCTTTATATAGAAGTGGGGCATAAGCCCCACTCGTTATGCTGCTTTTTTAGTTTCTTGTAAAAGTTGTGGTGTAAACTCTAAGAGTTCTTCACCAATAGCAACCTTACGTGGCTTTCTATGTTCTGGAATAATATTTTCTAAACCAATACGTAGAATGCCATCTTTGTATTCAGCACCTTTAACTGCAATGGTATCTGATATAGCGATTGACTTAGTGAATGAACGTGTACCAATACCACGATGCAAATAATTCAATTCAGTCTTATCTGCCTTTTCACCTTTGATAGTGAGTGTATTTTCTTGCACTTCAATATCAATTTCATCTCGACTAAACCCAGCAACAGCCAACTCCACAATATATTTGTGTTCATCGGTTTTGATGATATTGTGTGGTGGAAATGTTGTGACAGGTTTATCATTTAAAAGTGATTCAACATCACGAATGAAATTTTCAAAGCCCAAACTGTTATTTAAAACCATTGGACCAAAGCGACCAGTAATAGTCATAGTAGTTCTCCTTTTAGTTAAGCGAGTTTATAAAGAAGTGACCCCGAAGGCATCACCCCTTTATTTAGTTAAAATTTTAAATGCTTCACGGTTGACCAGAAAAGTTCTTTCTGGATGATCTTCTTTAAATACTCTAATAAAAGTCATGCCATTAGATTCCGAAATATCAGATATATCTCTACAGATAACTATATCACCCGTGAAAGTGTTTTTTAATTTGACTGGCGGTTTCACTTTTTTCATAATATAACTCCATATTAATACTCTTGTCTTTTCTTACCAATATTGTATTTACTTACCAACTCCCATTCATCCTTTTCTTTGAAAGCAATGATTTTAATTTGGTGTACAGGTGCAATCTTATCACCGATAACTTGTGGATTTACAATATCAACCAATTCCCATTCTTCTAACAGTCTTGCAATTGCATTTCTTCTTTCAATATCATTGTCTGATATGTTCGAAGGCTTACCATCTAAAGCAAATAATTCTTTGAAGTGTACAATATAATATCTTCCTTGTTTATGTAATATATGGCAAGACTGATACAATACTTTCTCTTTTCGTGAAGATACTCCGATTCGGGTTAGTGTCTCACGTACTTTCAAAAAATCATCTTGTTCTACAAGTATCACCTCGATAAATTTACTTAAATCTACCATACTATTTCCTTAATCCACCGGTGTCGGTTTGTTGTTTTATTTGTTGGATTTGTTCATCATTTAGTAGGCGGAGAGCTTCACGAGCTTTAAGGTCTGAAAAACCATAGACTTGTTTGATGCAGGATATATCATCATGTTTTTCAGCTTTTACCCACTTCATGAACGGTCTTTTTTGAGACCGTACAGTATTTAGTAAATAATCATTCTGTAGATTTTTGTCTAGGTGGTGCCTCTGATTCATCTCATTTGCGTACATAATACAGTCTTTATGGTACGAAAGTGATCGATTTACCAGAAACGGTTGATACTCCTTCTCAGTTATAT